TTCGTTACTGATAAGGACAAGCAAATAGCAGAGCTTGATAACCCATTAGTATTAATAGTATCTTCAGAAATACCTAATATAAGAAGAATACAAACGGTATTGGAACATGTAATTAAAAATAAACGTCCATTACTTATAGTAGCTCCAGTTGAACAACAAGTTAAAGCTGCTCTTCTTATGAATAAAGTAAAAGGTAATATAAAAGTAAATATAGTTGACTTACCAGGCTTTGGTCCTACTAAAGAGCATACAGTAGCAGATCTTGCTTTTCTTGTTGGTGCTAAAGTAATTAATGAACAATTAGGCGATGATCTTGATTTAATAGATATTGATTGCCTAGGCGAAGCATACTCAGCGATTACTGATGATAAAAATACAGTATTAACTATAGAGCCTCCAGAAGAAGAAATGGAGGAGAGAATAGCGAGTATTAAGAAAACTATAGATAAATGGGAGAAAAACCCGTTTATACAAAAGAAACACAGAGAAAGATTAGCTATGCTATCTGGATCTGTAGGAATGGTAAAAGTAGGTGCTGATTCTAAAGTAGAGATGAAAGAAAAAAAAGATAGAGTAGAAGATGCTATTTATGCTACTAAAGCCGCTTTAAAAGAAGGTATAGTTTCGGGAGGTGGAGTTGCTCTTCTAAATGCTTCACAAAAAATCACCGCTAACGCGGTAGGGGAAGAGATACTACTAAATGCTATTAAAGCTCCTTATAATACTATACTAGATAATGCTGGTATACAAACTTCAGTTCCTATGCAAGAAGGCGAAGGTATAAATGTAATAAGCGGAAATATTGTTAAAATGATAGATGCTGGAGTAATTGATCCTGTACTTGTGACTAAGTCTGCTCTTAAAAATGCAGTAAGTGTAGTATCAACGATTATATCTGCAGATTGTGTAATTTCAAACATGAGAACAAATGAAAGCAATCAATAGATATATAATAGTAGATAAAATAAAGACAGGACCTAAAAAGGTTGCTGGTCTTATAATGACAGATGATACAGATGTTGATAATAGGTATCTAAAAGCAAATATAATATCGTGTGGTAATTTAGTTGAAGGATTAAAAGATGGTGACACGATATATTACGATAAACATGCTGGACACGACATTTCATGGAAAGATACTCTTTATAGAGTTATTCGTGATGGTGACGTTGTTCTAGTAGATTAAGCCTAAACCAGAAACCTAAACCCTAAAACTAAAAACAAAAATAAATTATTAATTATTAAAAAAAAGAAAATGAAAAGAATGATGGTTTTCCACGCGAGTGGAGTAGACAGTAGCTCTGTAGGATCACATGATGCAGGAACTAACTTGGATTTAGCTGCTTTTGATGTAGCTGATTTAAAATGTATGACCGGTACTGAAGATACAGTGGAGTTAACATTTAATGAAACAGGTATGTTTAACTCTGGTTACAATGGAGGGGCTGACAATGAAGCTTTAGAGCAATCATTAGTTATACTAACAGTAGGTGAAGGAAAAGAGTTTGATGTTATTAAAGATATAGCTGCGCTAGTTAATAATGTTGCGGTTAATGGTGTTGCTGCTCCAGTATTTGATGCTGTAAACAGTAAATATCCAATTAACAACGTTACTGCTATAGCTATTAGAAGAACTACTACATCTAGAGCTGTAACAGCTGCATAGTCTGAATGAGACTAACCGCGCAGGATCTGCGTGAAATGAATATCCTTAAGTATTACAGGCTCACTAGAAAGTGGGTCTGTAAAACTTACGGGTTAAAAGATGCAGATTTAGAATTATTAATTTATTTAGATTGTAAAGGAAGATTTACACGAAACGATTTTATCAACGGAGTTTACACATATTCGTGGGATAAAGCAAGATGGGAGAGATTAAGAAACGAAGGTTGGATAGATGTATGGAGACATCGCAATAGAACTACTATTATGTACTCTGTATTTAAAACCTCGTGGAAATGCTCTCAAATGATAAGTAGAATTTACAGAATACTTTTAGGTGAAGAAGATTTACCTACTTCAGAAAGAAGTATATTTTATAATAACAAGTCATATACGGATAAAGTTTATAACAAAGCTATAGATGATATGATTAAAGATAAAGATAGATAATATGAGCACATCATTTTGGCCTTTTAAGAAAAAAAAGAGAAATAAAAAAAGAAAAAACTTAGTTACTGGAGGAACTAATAGAACCTTTAAATCTTCTGGAACATCAAGAAGAAAAAGTAGAACTATTGCAAAATTAACATTTTGGAATCCTAAAGATTAAAAATATAAAACTATGCCATACGGAAAAAAATCAAGCCTTACTAAAAAGGTAATGAAAAAGAAAAGCAAAAAGAAAAAAGCTACTAAGAAAAAGAAATAGTGGAAATATTTAAAAACAATAACGACTGGAATGAAAAATCTATCATCGGATTTATTGCATTTGCAATAATGTGTGTGATTATGATAGTAGACCTTGTTACAGGTTGGTTAGGAAGAGATTTAGCTATTAATGAATTTGTATATGATTCCTTTGTATTTGTAGTATTAGGATGTTTTGGAATTAGTGGATTAGAAAAATTTGCGAAAAAATGAGTATATTGTGTAAAGTAAATGGGATACCTGTATTTTATGAAAAACGGAACGCCTTAGCTTTCGGTAGACAATTTTTATTACAAACAGTTCATACTCACACGCATGCTGGTAGAGTTGGTTATATGCCTGGTAACAACCATGATCATGCTGTGAGTGTTATAAAAGGCTCTAGATCATCACAGCAAGTTTCTACCCATGAAGATACTCTTTTAAAAAATTGGGCTGGCAGTGAAACTAATATTACAAATATACAAACCCAACCAACGCCTCCACCTATGGAGAATCAAGAAAATATAGTTACAACTAACCCAAGCACACCAAGTGGTGGCGGTGGGTATTAAATAAAATATAAATGTTAGATAAATTATTTAGCGGTGGAGCCGCTGAACTAGTAAAAGGTGTGGGTGGAGTTATAGATAACTTACACACATCTAAAGAAGAAAAACTTGCTGCAGAGCAAAAAGTAAAAGAATTAATTGCTAACTATGAGATAGAAATGGAAAAGAACATTACTGCTCGTTGGCAAGTAGATTTAAAGTCAGACTCATGGCTTAGTAAAAATGTTAGACCAATGGTTTTAATATTTTTAATAGTATGTACAATGTTATTAATATTTATAGACGCTGGTGCTATAAACTTTGACGTTAAAGATACATGGGTAGATTTATTACAATTAGTATTAATAACAGTGATCGGTGCTTATTTTGGCGGTAGATCATTTGAAAAAGTAAAAAAATAAAATTATGGGAAAATTTTTCACAGTAGATGTAGTTCCAGATTGTATTGCTGGAGACGTATCGGATAATGATGGTAGTACTGACGTAGGTGCTGGTGATATTGTATTTGACTGGACAGCTATAAACGTACCGAAGGGATCTTGTTGCTTAAGAAGTATTTCTGCTTATGTCAACGCAGAAGATGGTGCTCTTGGTTCTGGATCTTTAACTGATCTTGAATTAGTATTTGCAAAATCAGTAGACAATGTTGCTCCTCCATCTTTAGGAGAAATTAACGGCGCACAAAGCGCTTGTGGTGAACTTAGACATCATTATGTTGGTGGCGCGAGACTAGAAAGTGTTGCAGCAACTGGAACGTTATCTAAACTAACTTTTGGCGTGGGTTATATAGCTGGAACAATGGCTAATGATAGTGGGGGTAAAGGTGGTCAAGGTTTACCTTTAGTAATTGATTTAGAACCTGTAAGTAGTAATAATGCTGGTTATGATACATTATATGTAGCAGGTTTTCAAGTTGGAGATAGAAATTATGGAACAGCAACAACTGCTAACATCCAATTTACTGATGCAACTTGTGATTATAACGATGATCCAACTATAACAATGGATAGTACAGCAAGTATTAAAGCGGGTATGACCGTTACTGGTACTGGTATACCGGCAGGTGCTACAGTAAGTTCTGTTACAAACGCAACAACATTTGAACTTTCTGCAGCTACAACTGGTGGGGCAGTTACCAATGGTACATTAACGTTTGAAAGCATTTACGACGCATCTGCTCGTTTCGCAGCAGGAACAACAAAAAATAGTATAGTTGTAACTGGTACTGATGCAAGAAAAATATTTAGTCCAGGCGACCAGGTTTATGTATACGATGTAGATACTCCAATACCTGGTACTTTAACAAAAGTAACTGATACTACATTAACATTTTCAGAAACTAACGGAACAGTAGATATAGCACATACAGACGAATTATTAAATGCAAATCCATGGAGAATTAAACTTGGATTCGAAAGATAATAACAAATTAAATTAACTTAAATTAAATAAAATGGCGAAAAAAGAAAAGATCGTAGACTTAAAGTCTAAACCAGAAAAAATAACTGACGAGCAGTTAAAAAAAGTTCAAAACTTAGTAAACACGTTAAATAGAGCTCAAATGGAAATAGGCTCTATGGAACTAAGAAAACATGAAGTTTTACATCAAATAGCTGGCATAAGAGATGAACTATCTTTATTACAACAAGAGTTAGAAAAAGAATATGGTACATTTGATATTAACGTAAATGATGGTACTATAAAATACGAGGACAATGGCGAAGTTGATAAGAAAGATTAGTGTAGGTAAGGATTATAAAAACGACGCTATGCATTATGCCGTTGGCCAAGAAGTTTATGGTGGGCATACTATCTGTAATATAATAGAAGAAGAGGATAAGTATTCTATTTATATTAAGAAAAATAAAGATGTATTACCTTGGAAAGACTTTAACAAAAACATGGCGGTATCTGTAGAATATAATCTAGAATATTAATGAAGAGTGTTTACAATTTTGTTGTAACACCTGTAGGAAAAAGATATAATAATGTTAAAAAAATTGGAGATTCAGAGTTAATTCTTAACACTGATATCTACAAGCATGAACACGTTAATAGATTGGCTAAAGTTATATCAATTCCAATTATCGGTGATACAGATATAAAACCCGGAGATATTGTATTAGTACATCATAATGTTTTTCGCAGATGGAATGACGTTAAGGGTAGAGAAAAAAATAGTAGAAGTTATTTTAATGAATCTACTTATTTTATAAATAACGATCAAATCTTTTTGCGTAAAAAAAATAACAAATGGGTAGCTCCAAAAGGTTATTGTTTTATAAAACCTTTAAAAGCAGTAGATCAATTTAATATTGAATCTGAAAGACCTTTACAAGGTATTGTTAAATATTCAGACGGTACAGTAAAAGTTAACGATCTAGTTGGTTTTAGACCAAGTAGTGAATATGAGTTCGTCGTTGATGGCGAAAGACTATATAGAGTTTTATCTAATTTTATTACAATTAAATATGAATATCAAGGAAACGAAGAAGAATATAATCCAAGC